CCAGAATTACTCCCAGACAATGCAGAAAAAATATACAAAAATATTTACAAAAGAGTACTGCAATTAAAATCTTTGAGAGAAGAAAGTAGTACTTTAAAAGGACTTTTAGGTTCCTATTATGGACATCAAGATAATGACCAAAAAGAAAACTATGCAAATAGTGTAATAGAGAACTTACAATAGTTTTAACCTCCGGGTTAAATAGAGCGTAGGCTACCCGTTTCTTCAACGGCCCCTACATACAACAACCGAAGTGGCTACCCTAGAGAAGGCCCCACATGAAGGAAAACAAAAATGGCGAAAGAATTGAAGACTACAAATAAGCCCGATGCTCCTATCAAAGATGACAACAGGGAGAATATGTACAAAGGTGCTTATAAAGACGATGTATATGAAGACGATGCAATAGAACAAGAAGCAGTTGGCACCGTAGAGGCTACCCAACAAGAAGCTGAAGGTTTTATGGATTCAAATAACATGAGTGCGGTTCCTAGCAGTGAAGAGGCACCAACTGAAAAACAAGAACATGATTATAAGAAAAGATATGATGACTTAAAAACGTACTACGATCAGAAACTAAATGATTGGAAGCAAGAAAAAGAAACTCTTTCTGCCCAAGCTAATGTAGCTGAAAAAGTACAACAAGAGCAAGCATATTCTCCTCCTAAAACTAAGGAAGAACTGGCTCAATTTAAAGAAAAATATCCAGATGTATATCAAGTTGTTGAAACTATCTCTCACGAAATGGCTGACCAAAAAACTGCTGAACTTAAAGCTAAAATTAACGAGCTTACTGAAAAAGAACAGAAGTTAATTGTACAGTCTGCATTTAAGCAGCTAAATTCAGTACACCCTGATTTTAATGAAATCAAGGCCACTCCTGATTTTTTAGCATGGCTTGAGGAACAACCTGCCACTATAGCGGATGGTATTCGTAAAAACAATACTGATGCTAAATGGGCAATTCGCACTGTTGACTTATACAAAGCGGATGTGGGTATTTCGTCAAACAAAACTAGAGCGGTCTCAAATCGTAAATTGGATGCAGCTCAGGCGGTATTAAAAACTAAAACTAATCCTGCGAGGTCAGCCTCCGGGAGTAAAAAAGTTTGGAATATGTCTGAAATTCAAAATATGAAACCTTGGGACTTTGAGAAATATGAAGCTGATATTGATGCTGCCATGCAAGATGGTAGAGTTAATCATTCAGCGTAACTTTAAGGATAACTAAATATGGCTACAATGGGAAGTGCAGCTGGCTACCAAAATTTACCTTCTGGTAATTGGGCACCGGCAATCTACAGTCAAAAAGTTCTTAAATATTTCCGTAGGGCATCGGTTGCTGAAGCAATTACAAATACTGATTACACCGGAGAAATTGAGAATTATGGCGATACTGTAAACATACTAAAAGAACCAACAGTAACTGTTGCGTCTTATGGTCGTGGACAAACTATAAATACACAAACACTTGCAGATGATCAAATCACACTAACAGTGGATCAAGGCAATTACTTTGCGTTTAAAGTTGACGACATAGAAGAAAGACAAGCACACGTAAACTGGGAAGCTCTTGCAACATCTTCAGGTGCATATGCTCTGAAGAAATCATACGACTTTAACGTATTAAATGCAATCAACGATGGTGCTGCTACTATAGATGGCACATTAGGTGTTGCAGGTACTGCTATATCTGGTAATACAGGTGACGAAATAGCAAACTACATTAGTACAGCAGCTCGTGTATTAGATGACAATGACGTTCCGGGTGAAAACCGTTGGCTTTGTGCCAGCCCTCAGTTCTATGAACTATTAAGACAGGCTGACTCAAAAATAATGGATTCATCTGTAACAGGTGGGCCATCTAATTTGTTTAACGGTCAAGTAACAGATAGAAAGATACATGGTTTTACTCTGTATCAAACTAATGTTATGACAGTTGGATCTGTAGGATCAGATGCAGCAAATACATTTGGACCTTCAGGAACATCAGGTGAAGCTGATGTCTTGTTTGGACATATGTCTGCAGTAGCTACTGCTTCACATATTGCTAAAACAGAAGTAATACGTGATCCAGATAGTTTCTCTGACATAGTTCGTGGTTTACACGTATTTGGTCGTAAAGTACTTCGTGGCTCAGGTGATGGCTACAAAGGTGTATTCACTGGTGTAGTGGATTTAAATACATAAATTAGAAAGGATTAATATAAAATGGGTACATTAAATGTAACCGGTGCCGGTGGCACAACAGGTCATCCTTCTAATGGAAGGGTACCTTATTTAGTTGAGAATACTATTGATTTATCTCAACTTAGAGGTGGCACTGGGCCAGACAATGCAGACGTTTTACAAGTATTAGACATACCTGCAGAGACTTTAATTATGGAAGCTGGAATAGAAGTGATAACTGCACTTTCTAGTTCTGCTACTATGGATATGGGTATTACCGGTGGAGACGTTGACATTTATGTTGACGGTGACGGTAATGCAACAGGCTATGGTGTATTAACTGCAACTGCTAGACATATAGCAGCAGCTGCAGACACTTTAGACATACTTATCGGTGGTGCAGATTCATCTGCTGGTAAAATTAGAGTGTTTGCTGTTATGTGTGATGTTTCAGGAGTTTCTGAAACTGACACAAATACTGATGCTCAACACGATACTGCAAGTTAACACTAAATAACTTTGGGGGAGGGGCTATTTCTCTCCCTCAATTTAATTAAAGGCAAATTTATGGCAACAATAGATTTAAGATCTACACAAAAGATATATAAGCCTAAAACAGCTGTAGACAATAGAATAGAAGAAATGGAAATTCGTATGAAATCCATTACACAAATATTAAATACAATCTTAAAAAAATTGGAAATTTAATGGTTAAAAAAGGTTTATATGCAAACATTAATGCAAAGAAAAAAGCTGGTACTAGCAACACAAAGAAAAAGTCTACTATCTCAACAAAAGCTTACAAGAACATGCAAGCAGGATTTCCAAACTCTGCAAAGAACAAAGCTAAAAGAGCTAGAGGATAGCTAGTGGCTAGATCTCCAGCATGGCAAAGAAAAGAAGGCAAATCCAAATCGGGGGGATTAAACAAAAAAGGAGTGGCTTCCTACAGAAAAGCTAACCCCGGATCAAAATTAAAAACAGCTGTAACAACCAAACCATCCAAATTAAAAAAAGGATCAAAGGCAGCAAATAGAAGAAAGAGTTTTTGTGCTAGAATGAGTGGAATGAAAAAGAAACTAACCGGTGCAAAAAAGAAAAACGATCCTAAATCAAGAATTAATAAAGCATTAAAAAAGTGGAATTGTTAAATGAAGGGCGTAAAACATTATACTAAACAGGGTAAAGTTCACAAAGGGACTACGCATAAAATGCCTAATGGAACATTACATTCTGGTAAGACACACAGCAAAAGTAGTAAAAGATTATACCACTATAAAGAGCTTACTAAAACTGCACAAACTGTAGCAAAAAAACAATAGGGATAGAATAGTGGCAACAACATATCTAGTATTAGTAAATAACGTGTTAAATGAATTGAATGAATCAGAATTAACAGCTTCTAATTTTTCTAGTAGCAGAGGAATACAAACTGCAGTAAAAAGTTTTGTACTAAAAGCTATGCATGAAACGTATAATGCCCTGTCTGAAATTCCAGATTTATATATATCTACATCACAAACAACAAATGCTGGACAAAGAACCTATGCCTTACCTTCTGCCGCTTCTCCTCAAAGCACAGATTTAGCTTATAGAAAAATGGATTGGGACACTTTTAGACTTGTACCAAAAGAGATAGTAACAAACGGTGAGTTTACATCAGCTATTTCTAGCTGGACAACTTCTTCAGGTACCCCCGCTTACAACTCTGGAGGAAATGGTAGATTAAGACTTAATGCAGCAGCAGCACATCAATCTCTATCTACAGTAAAAAATAAACAATACAAAATACAAGTTCGTCTATTTGATTCTTCTTCAGCAGGTACAAATTTAAAAGTGCAAGTAGGAACTTCTGCTGCAGACACAACAAATTTAAACGAAACAATATCCGTATCAAATTTTGGTGAAGGAAAAGTGCTAGACACTATTTTCACAGCAAGTGCATCTACTACATTTATAACTCTAGACAATGATGCTTCTAACAATTTAGATGTAGACTACGTAAGAATTTCAGAAAATATATCTGTAAAAAAATTAAAGTATATAACTTATGATGACTGGAATAAAAGATTTTTAGAAAGAGATTTAACAAACTCCGAATCTTCTCAAGGTTCTCCAGAATGCGTGTACCGCACACAGAATAAAGAGTTTGGCCTATCTCCTGTACCAGATCAAAGTAACTATTCTATAGAGTACGAATATTGGAAGGTACACACTGATCTTTCTGCACATGGAGATACTATAGATTTAGATGATAGATTTAAAGATGTAATTACTACAAGAGCTAAATACTATGCTTACATATTGCGATCTGATCCTCAAGCTGCTCAAATGGCTTACGAAGAATACAAAAACCAAATGCAAATTATACGATCAGAGTATATTAACAGTAGAGTCTACATGACAGATACAAGGGTACATTAATGCCAGATACTTCTTATCAAAAACCATTTACCGCCAGTTGTGCAGGGGGACTTGTACTTAATAAAGACGTATTTACCATGCAACCGGGTGAGGCGTTACAACTGTCTAACTTTGAACCAGACATAACAGGAGGTTACAGAAGACTAAACGGAACTACAAAATACAATACAAACATTGTTCCTCAAGTAGCAAATGCTGATGAGAGAATCTTAATGTCTGTAATATTTAATGATATTATAGTTGCGGCAAGAGGGGGAACAGTATATACTGGAACAACAAGTGGTAGTTGGACAAGTAGAGCTACAAGTAAAGGTGCAACCCTTACTTATGATTTTGATAAATATAACTACAACGGCACAGATAAAATAATAATTGCTACAGGGGCAGCAGCAGCTTTTACATTAGACACAAGTTTTTCAGAAGATATAATAAATGCAACAGATGGAGGCACGGCCCCTACCAACCCTAAGTTTGTTAAATCTTTTGCCAACCATATGTTTTACGGTGGTATGTCTAACTCTACGCATAGTGTTATATTCTCTGGCCCATTTACC